GTCTAGGAGACTCCTTAGAGGGGGTATATGGGCCGTTTTCATCGCTTGGGCGTGGCAGGGGGCAGGGGGCTAGGCGCCTTATTCTTGCCGCGTCTGGCATTCACGTGAGGAAACAAACCGCACGCGTCGGAGTTCACGGTGCGTTGGATCTCCTTAGCCCTGGCACGCATCCAGAAGTGGGAGCGGCCATACATCTTCCCGATGAGGCGAGACGACAGACAGCCGGGCAGACTGAGCGCCCAACGGATGAGCTCGACGTGACGACGGAAGGCGAAGTTATCCGTGCAGGCCAGCGCATCCATGAAGCCCTTGAGCATCACGCCGACATGATCGCGGGAGATGAACGCGTCGACCTCTTCGCGTCTGCCGATGTCCGTCGGGTTGAACGCCCAGTCAGGATGATTGGCGTCGATGTTGAACACGTGCCGAGGTTGCGCCATCTCAGCGTAAGGCAGTACACCGTTCTCTCGCATCTTCTCTTGGACCTTCTTCGGCTGCGCAAAGAACCAAGCGTCAAACGACTTGGCCTCCTTAGCCGGAGCCGTCAGGTCGTTGAGCCTAGCGCGTGTCACGCGTCACAGCGTCAACTATCTTGACGGCGGGGCAAGTGGCAAAGGTTGTGCCAGTATCCGTCCATGTCGAACCGTAGCATTGCCTTGCGAGTGAAGCGATAGGTCAGTGATGAGTACTTGCCCGAGTAGTCCAGGGTCTGCTCGACGATGTCCTTGAGTTCCGCTGACGTCATCTTTGCCGGCCATGTGCTGATCACTTCCCTCAGCTCCATGTCTTTCCTTTCCTTGACTGCCTTGGCTGCCTCGGTGGCCTGCTGCCGGATATGCTCCATCCTCTCAGGCTCTTCCCTCCAGGACTTCTGCCGTAGCCGGGTCAGGGCCAGCTTACGGAGGACCCATCCTCTCCGCGCGGTGGTACGGTTAGGTTTGGTCATCGCGTTAGACTTGCGGCCTCGCCAGAGACTCGGTCGAACCCCGAGCGTCAGCGACAAGGGGTGAGACTAGAGTCACCCTTGTACGTAGTACAGGGACGGAAGTTGAGTTGGAAGTTGAGAAGGGATTTGACATTGGGCTAAAGGTGGGGGTCAGGGTGTTGCCCCTCAGTTGACCTTAAAACGCCTTGGCGACCCCTTGGCGGGGCTGGAATCGCTATGTCTTGGGGCGTTGTCGGGTAGGCTTTCGGAGGGGGGCTGGCTGTATTCCCAGCGGATGACCCCCTTCTCGGCGGCGTGGCGGATGTAAATCTCGCCCTTGAACTGGTTGGCGTGGTCCTTGAGGCCGGCACGGCCACGGCGCTTGGTCAGGCCGAACTTGTAGATCGGCTCTTCGCCCTGGCATCGGAAGAGGACGGCGACCTCGCGGAACCAGTTGGTGAACTCGGAGGAGCCTAGGCCCGCGTAGGCTAGGTCGGCGACGGTGTGGCCTTCCTTGTCGGAGGCGGCCTTGGGCTTCCCGGTGTGGTGCATGGCCACGAGGACGGCGCCTGTCTCGAGCAGGATGGGGGCGAGGTCATGGCGCAGGAACTTAGACGCCTGCTCCTGATCGGAGACGTCGATGCCGGCGAAGGACAGGAGAGGGTCGACGAAGACGATGTCGGCCTTATGCTCGACGATGAGGTCACGGAGGGCAGAGGTAAAGGTGGTGCCGGTGCTCACGGTGTCGCGGAAGATGGCGAGGTGTTCGCGCAGCTGAGAGCGTTCGTTACTGTCTAGGTATGCCCCGGCGATGACGTCCTGCAAGGCCTCTGAGATGTCGCCCGCGTCATTCTCAGCCTGGAGGACGATGGCCCGAAGCGGCTTGGCGGGCTTGATGCCGAAGAAGTCTTTGCCGATGCACCAATGGACGGCGGCCTGCATCATCAGGGAGGACTTGCCGGTGCCGGATTGCCCGACGATCAGGAGAGAGCCACCCTTGCATAGCCAGCGGTGATTGCCGAGTATGCACGACGGGTCTTCCTTACGCTCGAAGGATAGCAGGGCGTCGAAGTCCATGCGCTGCGGGCCGTGCTTTGCCTTCCGCCCCTTGCGGGATTCGGCGATGGTGGCATAATGGTCGAGCAGGGTGTCGGGGTCGGTGGCCTGTTCGGCGGCGACCAGGGCACGGCGGAGGATGGCCGCGTCCGCGATCATGTCGGCGTGCTCAAGGCGGAAGGCCGCTTGGCCTGCGTCACTGACCAGAAGCGAGACGGTGGCCTCGGTCACCGGGCTGTTGACCTGGCGTAGGCGCTGGCTGACCGTCAGCTCATCAGGGGCGACACCATCGACTGCCAAAGAAAGCATGGCGGCGGCGATGTCTTGATGGGCGGGCTCAAAGAAGTCGGAAGGCTGGAGGTCGCCCGGTAGGTGGGCGGCTTCGCGTAGGAGGACGCCGAGCAGGTGGCGTTCCGCGGCGACGTTATTCGGCGGGATCATGGAAGAGAGGGTTGGGGTTTGTGGGCGTGGGTGCCCGTGGTCAAGATGCTTTGCGTAGCAGACGGTCGAGGTCTGACTTGCGGTAGTAAGGGACTGAGCGGGGATTGCGGAGGATGCGGAAAGGGATGGAGGTGCCGTCGATGCGGTATTGCACGCCGCGGACGGTGCGCCGGTGCTTATGAGCATACTCGGAGAGCGTGACCCATCCCTTGGGGGCCTTGAACTTGTCGAGGGCTTCGGCTGCGGCCTTGGCGGCGGCCCAAGACTTGAACCTGGGCGACAGGCGATAGATGAAGCGGCCTCGTCGGATGGTCTTCTGCTCAGCGAAGCCAGCCTTGACGATGCGGGCGAGCGGCAGAGAGACACCGGCCCTGGTCTTGTAGCCTAGGAGGCGGACGACCTCATTCGTCTTGTGCCAGCCTTCGGGAGTGTCGTCGGCGTTGATCGCGGCGACGAGGGCGTGGGCGTCGAAGCGCTTCATCGGGCCTTCGGGGTGAAGACCTTGAGGTCAGTAGTCCAGACCCAGCGGGAGCCGACGCGGTGGACGAGCCAGACCTTCCAGTCCTTGCCGTCGACCCAGCCAGCGGCGAAGCCTGAGCCCCAGCGGGAAGTGGCGAGCCGGTGCGATGCGTAGGCCATGGCGTCCTTCTGGCAGAGACAGCCGGCGGAGAAAGCGGCGCCGCCTTCGGCCTTGGTCAAGTTGACCTGGGCGAGCGTGTGCGTGTGGCCGTGGATCAGCGCGCCGCCGCGGTCGGCGTAATGCTTTCCCTGCTCGGCGGTGGCGTTTAAGCCGTGGGCGTAACCATGGATGAAGGCGACCTGACCTAGCCGGTAGACACCCTTCTCGGCGTGGTAAGGCAAGATGGTCTTGGCTCCGCAGCTCTTCGCGGCGGTCTTGATGCGGGCCTCGAGGTCGGCGCAGTAGTCACGCACCAGGGCGGAGCCGGAGGTGTTCTGGAGGGCTTGGGCGCGGTGCTCGTGATTGCCCATCAGGTAGACGGTGGGCTTCGTGCGTTCGAGGAAGGCTTCACCGGCCTCGATGTCAGAGATGAGGGACTCGGCGCCTTCGGCGTCCTGCCCAGCCCCACGGCGCAAGGATCGGAAGTCGAAGCAGTCTCCTAGGTGGACGCGGACGGTCGGCTTGTAGTCCTTGATGAACTCGACGAGGGCCTCGACGGCGTTCTCGTCAGCCATGTCGCCGTGGTTATCACCGAAGGCGACGAAGCGGGTTGGGGTGCTCATTAGCGGACGTTGATGTAAGGGATGGGCTTGCCGGCGTCGAAGGCCGCCAGCATCTCGTCGCGGCGCTTGCGGGCGGTCTCGAGGTCGCTGGCGATGTTCTCGACGATGTCCTTGCCGCGACGACGCAGGCGGAACCAGTAGCAGTCGCCTAGCTTCTGAAGGTGGTGGTTCGGGTTCTCGGCCTTGATGTAGGCGGGCTTATCGTTACGCCCGGTGCGGGTATACTTGGGACAGGCGAGCAGGAAGGCCACGCGGTCGGGGGACAGGCCGACCTTGTTCGCCCAGCGCAGCGTGTCGGTGTTCAGAGTTTCCATGAGCGGGCGAGGTTGCGGCCTTCGGTCATGATCGCGTTACGCGAGGACGGCCTGAAGATATACTCCTGGTCGAACAGGTGGGACGCGCGTATCTCGGCGATGCTGTCGAGTTCTTCGTCGTTGGCCGGTCCGACCCCAGCGGTGGCGACGTAGATGGTGCGGACCTTCCAGCCCTTCTCCCAGAGGATGTCCTGGCAGACGCGCAGCTCGTTGACGTAGCGCCAATCGGAGCAGACGACCGTCTCGGGGGAGGGTTGGTCGTGGTGCTTCATGACCGGGCACCAGTTGGCGAAGTGGCGGGCGAAGACGTCCCGATCCATGCGCCGTGCGAACTTTCCCGCGTGGACGAGGAAGTCGCGGTTATCCACCTTGAAGTCCTCCTTGAAGAAGTCCCCATCAAGGCCGAGGTAATCCATGTAGTGGTTCGCGGCCTCCTTGAGGGCATCGGCGAAGTTGATATGCTCAGCGGGTCGCTGGGACCACTCGAGGATGCCGGAGGCGAGCGTGTCCTTGCCCGCCCTGGCGTAGCCTGCGATCAGGACGAGCGTCGGGGCGGCCATGGGCGTGGGTGCTTCGGTCACGGGATTAGAAGGGAACGCCTTCGGGCGGCAGCGGCTCTTCGGGGGCGGTCGGCTTCTGGGAGCCGCGCGGGTAAGTCATCTTATACTTATACTGAGGCTTGCCCTGCCACTCGCCGTTGGCCTCGACCTCGACGCCGACGAGGATGGTCTGGCCGCAGGCGGGGGACAGGTACTCCAGGTACTCTGCCGGGGTGGCATCCAGCCTGATCTCGTTGGTATACTTGCCGGAGAACTTGCCGACGAGCATGGCGAGGGCCTTGCCGTACTTGCTGGAGAAGTTCTTCGACAGGCAGAAACCTTTGTCGTCGACGAAGAACAGGCGGCAGGACGTGGTGCCGTCCTCCCACTGTTTGACCTTCTCGAACTTAGGTTTGATAAGCTTGAGGCGGTAGGTGCCGTTAGTGCTGATGGACGTGAGCGGCGGGCGGTCGTTGTTATCGGTGGTCATGTTGGTGGGAAATTAGGCGTCAAGGGCTCGGGCCTTGCTCATATTCTTGTGGTAATAGGCGACAGCGTAGGCATCGCAGAAGGCTTGCTTGTCCACGAAGTCCTTGAGGCAAACGTGGTAGGGCCAGGTCTCGTGCAGCTTGCCGTTCCTTTGGCATCCATCAAGGATGTCATCTCCGTCAGCCTGGTATGATCTCGGCGTGACTGCTCCATTGATTTTTTCATCGATGGTGCAATCGCCACGGACAACCCACTGGTCATTCTCAAAGATGACTTCATCAAAAGAGGTAGTCGTGATGCGCTTGGCTTGAAAGCCCTTCATCACACCGGGCGATGCCAAGGCAATAAAGCCAAGGTTGTCGCCGATGTCAGGAAGAGTCCTCGTTAAGGTCTCAGGAGGAAGGCTCAGGAACTGATTGATTTTCATATGCGTGGATTAGGCGAAGTTGATGTTAGTCGCGGCGCTGGGCTTGGCGGCGATGTCGATGGTGGTGATCTCGGTCTGGTAGCCGGGCCAGTTGCCCGAGGCGGTGCAGTCCTTATACAGGG